GCGCTCGTAGGGGCTGCTGATGCCCCGGTGCCGGTCGCTAACGTCGGACCAGCGGGTTGCAACGTCGCCACGGTAGGAACCCACCACGGCGAGCGGGTACGGATATTGCGATGGCGGACAAGGTGGCAGGATGAAGCCGGCGCCGGCCGACTCGTAGATCGTCGAGACTTTTACGACCAGCCAGAACCTGCGGCCGTTGGCGAAGAACCAGTACGGCATGGGCTGATTCCACAGCAGCGCCTGAACCCGCGGGCTGTAGTTAGCAAACGCGGTCCAGTAGTCGCCGCCAGGCGGGATTGCTCCAGGATTGAACGCCGTGCCGCCCATCAGGCGAAGGTTGTAGTAGTCCAGGGCGGTATCGCCGTAGCTCTGAATCCCCATGTAGATGCTATCGGTGCCGCCCAGGCCAGGGGCGCACAGGGTCACCTGGCGCACGGCGATGGCCGTGCCGGACGCGGGGATGGTGTTGTCGAAAACCTTCTCGTAGGCCTGCCCAGCCGCGACCAGGTCTGGGTTCGCGGTGAGGAACTGGACGAGGCGCTCGACCAGGTTCTGGTGGTTCGTGGCGGTGCCGATTTCAGTAGCCATGAATTCCTAGTTTCCGAGTATTTGCTTGACGGCCTGGCGGTTCTTGTTCAGCCAGACGATGTAATGGTCGCCGCCCTTGCCGGCCCACATGTCGGCCGCCACCTGGTCGGGGTCTTGAACAGCATGGAGGTGGACCGCGTTGGAGACTGATGCGCTGAAGTTCTTGGATGGTTCGGGCAGGTTCGCGCCGACACGGACGGGGGCCGGCAGGTTGGGGGCGGGAATGCCGATCTGGCCGCCGGTTGCGTGACGGACAGGGTTCGCCCAGCCGGCCAGCGCGGCCATGCCGTAGCGGTTGAACTGTTCGAGAAATGCCAGGGCGCCGGGCTGTCGTACAACTGCGGCGCGGGTCATAAACTCGTCGTTGGATGCCAGAATCGGGATACTGTCGCTTGTGCCTGTTCCTGGTCCCTTGATGTGGCCGCCGGTGGCGAAACCGAACATGCCGGCGATGGAGGTCCACCAACTGCCGCCGCCCGCTGCTGCTCCAGCTGCACCGGCACCACCCGCAGCAGCGCCCAGCCCTTGAACGCCATTGGCGGCTGCCAGCGACGCAGCGGCCGCTTGGATAGCAGCGGCCCCGGTCAGCAGCGAGGCGCCCGCAGTCGATAGGGCTCCGGCCGACGCGGTAACAGCCGCCGCGCCGGTCGTCATGCTGGTGTCCTGCTGACCGCCACCAAACAGCCCCATGATGCCGCTGGACAGCGATTGCGCGAGGTTCTGCGCCGCCATGTTCACCAAGGCATTGAGTACAGCCTCACCCAGCGACGTAATGGCGTCGCGCAAGTCCATGGTCCCGGAAGCGAGTCCCTTGATGGCGTCGGTAAAGCCGCTGGTGAGCCCGTCCCGCAAGGTGGTTTCGAGCAGCGTCGTGGTCTGCTGGAGTCGCGCCGCCTCGGCGTCCAGTTGGGCGAGCGATTCGGCAGCGGCTCGGCCGACCTCGCCAGGCTGGCGGGCCATCTGTTCCAGGATCGGCCGAATCTGCTGGAGCTTCTCGTAGGTCGCTCGGTGAATGTCCAGGATGCGCTGCCGGGCGTCCATTTCGTTGATGACACCGGCATCCTGCTGGACGTTGACGGATGACTCAGCCCGCTGTTGCTCGGCAAGTAAGTCGTCCATCTTCTGCTTGACGTCATCCAGTCGGACCTTGGCTTCGGCGACGGGAATTAGCTTGTCGATCCAGGCCAAGCCGGCATCGTTGCCCGCCTTCTCGAAGTCCCGACGCATCGCGTCAAATTTCGCCCGAATCTCCAGCAGCCCCGCGTCAACGGCGCGGCCGGTCGCCCGCAGATACTCGGCCTCAAGGTCGGCATTGGCGCTTGCATTGGCATCGGCCTGGCGCCTCTTCTCGTCGGCATCGATAGCAGCAAGGGCAGCTTCTGCCCTGGCCCTTAGCGCCCCAGTTAGTCCTTTCTCGGCCAGCTCGTAGGCGCGAACCTCGGCGCTATTCATACCCAGCAGGGCCGCCTGGCGTTCCAGCTGGGTGACGTAGCCCTCTTGGCTCTTGCGCAGTTGTTCCGACGTCTGAGCGCTCTTGCGCGCAGCCGCTTCGGACTGGCGCTTGGACTCGGCCTCGGCCTTATTGGTGGCGTCCAGCTTCTGGTTGGCGGCGGCCTGGTCCAGGATCTTCCTACCCAGCTCCGAAGTGGCATCGATACCTTCCTTGCGCAGGTAGTTCAGGGCCTCTTCTGTCGCGGTGAGGTTCTGGAGGCGCTCGTTCTGGCGCTCCAGGTTCTCCAGGTACTGCTTGCCCTCGCGCACGTTCTTGAAGCGGTCGCCGGCTCGTTCTGCCTCAAGCCTGCGCAGGGCTCCGGTCAGTGCCTGTACCCGTTCGTTGGCTTCATCCAGGCTCGGCAGGTCCATGCCCGGCACCGTAGGAACGTCCGTGTCCTGGAGGGCCTCAGCACGCTGCTGAATCTGCTCGGCCTCGGCCAGTTGCTGCTTGATCTGCTCGATGCTCTTGCCGAGCTGGTCGTAGTTGGCCGTCTTCAGGTCGCCCAGGTTCAGCGCCTGGATAATGTTCCGCGAGGCGTTGCGGATGCGGACGCTAGCCGACTCGGTTGCATTGGCGGCACGGTCCATGCCGGACTCGGCGTCACTACCGAAGTCCAGGAACGCCGTGGCCGCAATGGCAATCATCGAGATAACGCCGATGGGACCGCCCAGGAACCCCAGCAGCCGGCCACCGACCGCCGTCACTGTTCCCATGCCGCGAGCCAGGAAGCTGGATGCCGCAGCGGCGGCCGCAGAGGCGATATTCGCGTTGTTCGTGGCGACCGTCAGAGCCTGTTGTGCCGAAGCGGCTGCCGCGACTGCGGCGGTCCTGCGCTGATAGGCGGCGGTGACGGCGGCCGAAGACGCCAGCGTCGTGGATGCGAGCGACGCCTCTGCGGCCTGGACCTGCCTGATAATGGCCGCTTCGGACAGCCGTAGCTCAGCCAGGCGAGCGAGGGACTGCTGCCGACCAATATCGGTGATCTGCGCCTGAAGCCGGGCCTGCTCCAGCGTGCGCTCCGCAACCAGAGCGGCCTGGACGTCCCGAAGGTTCTGGAGACTGGCGGCCTGGCGGGCGCGGCTGGCGGCCACCTCGGCCTCTGCCGAGGCGACAGCGGCCTTGGCCCGTTGTAGCTCCTGGGCAGCGGCTCGCTGTGCCGCCACGGCGGCGCCTTCGTCGGCCGTTGCTTTCTGAGCGGCGGCGATGGCTGCGGCGCGACTGGCCGCCGCGTTGCTGAGCCAGGTAGTAGTCAGCCCGGTGATGGCCGCCACCGCTCGGCCGGCTGCCGTCACCATCACGGCATCCAGGGCGGTGCCCAGCAGCTCGGCGTTATCGCTCAGGCCGTCCATGACATTGGCGACCCCGGAAATGGCGCCGGCCAGCGCCTCGCCCGCACCTCGGCCATTGGTGAACTCACCTACCAGGCGAGTGAACGCATTCTCCAGCTCCTGGACAGCCATCGAAACGGTCTTGATGCTGGTGGCGAATTGATCGTTCACGCCGGCTGCCGCGTTGCTCAAGGCGTCCACCAGGACATCAGCCGTCAACTGGCCTTCGTTCGCCATCTTGCGAAGCTCGCCGATATTGACGTTGAGGCCATCGGCAATTGCTTTCAGCAGCGCGGGCGCCTGCTCGCTGACCGAGTTGAATTCCTCACCGCGCAGAACGCCCGACGCCAGAGCTTGGCCGAACTGGACCAGGGCCGCCTCGGCGCTCTGCGCACTGGCGCCTGAAATCGCGATGGACTTGGCCACCGTGTCAGTCAGCGATGCGACTTGCCGCTGGCTGATGTTCAGCCGGTCGGCGTTCTGCGCGAAACGCTGGTAGACGGTGGCGGTAGAGTCCAGCGCGGAGCTGGTCAGCTGAGCGATGCGGTATACGTCAGCGGTCACCGCTGCCAGTTGCGCCTGGGTGCTGGTGACCAAGCGCAGCCGGTTCTGGAGGTTGGTCCAGGCGTCGGTGGTCTGGATGATCTCCCGAATACTGAACAGCGCCCCCAGCCCCAGCGCAGCGGCCTTGATGGAGGCAGCGAGGGCCGTCATGCCGCCACCGATGCGCTGGGTGGCGGCATTCAGTTGATCAGCATCCCGCGCCGCTGTCCTGGTGCTCTGGCCCAGTTCATCGACATTACCGTTCAGGCGACGCAGGGCGTCCTGGGCGTCGTTCAGATCGGCGCGGATGCGGAGGGCCAGTGTCAGTTGCTGATTGTTCGCCATTTCAGGATTCCAACTGTTGGAGCAAGGCGGTGGCGTCCGTGCCTCCCACCATTCCGTACATCACCGCGTTAATGTCTCGGGCCTGCTCGCGGCGCTCAGCCGCTTGCGCCTCTTCCCAAAAGAGAATCAGCTGTCGCCGGGTGTAGTTGTTGAGGGCGTCGCGGTGGTGGCCGGCGCGAATGAGGTCGGCGAAGACTCGGCTCCAGAGCGCTGCGCGGCTAGTGCCATTTCCAGGAGGCGCGGACGCCAGAGCCGTCGAACGAAAAAACCGTTGTTCACCTCCCACCAGGTCAGCACCAGAGCTTCACCTTCATCTGGTGGCAGAGCGTCCACCCAGTCCATCGACTGGCCGCAGCTGATGGCGATCAGCTCGCGCAGCGCGTCAGCGTGCAAGGCCAGGGCGTCGAAGATGACGTTGATCGACTCCGGGCTGTCCATCTTCTGCGGGGGGATAGCGGCCAGGCTGTCGCCAAGCGGCGCGAGTAGATGGTTGTGGCGCAGTTGCTCGCTGAAACTCAGCTCGCGTACGGTCACCTCGACGCCCCCGACCGTCAGTTGACGGTCAGGGAACAGCACGCTCAGGCTGTCGTCGGGCGCCGAGTCGGTCGGCTGGCCGCGAGGGTTAACAGGCTTCTTCCCGGCCATGATTTACCCCAGCTGGATAATGCGACCGAAGCGGCCCAGGTCGCCGGTATCCGGCTTGCTGGTGTCCAGCAGGATACCGCCGCTGATCTGCATCCCGGCAACGGTGTTGCCGTCGCTGATCAATGCCAGCTCCTGGAGCGGGTCGGTCGCGACCTTGTACAGCTCGACGATGACCGGCGCGCCGCCTTCGGCCAGGTTGATGCCCTTATAGCGCAGGGCAACGGTCGGCTGCGGCGCGGTGAACATGCCCACCTGCTTAGTGGCGGCGTACTCATAGGCCGCTTTGAACGGCTGGGTCGGGGCCGGCGTCGGCAGACCCAGCAGTTGGACCTCGCCGTAGGCGCCATCGGCTCGCAGGGCGTAATACTGCGGGTCGAGGGGCGCCGGGCTGCTCGCGCTGTCGGTGATGACCAGTTCGCTGACGCCGAAATTGGCCAATCGGATCACATCGCCAGCCACCAGGTCGGCGGGGAGTACCTCGCCCGTCACGGAGCCCGCCGCCTTGGCCACGACCTTGCCATAGAGAGTAAGCGCCAGGTTGTCCGGGCCGATGCTGTGCAGGGTGATGTTGACGGTGGCGGTCTTGCCGATGGGGAAGCTTCGGACCAGGGCTTTCTGGCCGCTGTAGCTTTCCTTGTGCTCGACCTTCTCGACTGCGAGCTGGATGCTCATGGCCGAGACATCCTGAATCCAGCGCCATTTGCCGAGGACGCCGTTGACGATAGGCGCGGCGTCAATCTCACCTTGCCCGTAGAAATACGTTTCCTGTGCCATGTGAGGCCTCCGTAGGAATCAGATGTTGCGCGTTACTTGTCGCGTTTCTCGTCGGCCTTGGGCTCGGCGGGAATCTTGGTGATCAGTTGACGGCGCAGCAGAAACTCGGCATCGGCGCGACTGACTTCGATCTCGTCGCCCTGCGCCACCGGCTTGCCGGCATGGGTGTGATTGGGTTTCTCGGCGGTGATGGTGACTTTTACGGTTTCCATGACTTGAGCCTCGGGAAGACAAAGTTGGCGGTGAATACCAGCGGGAAATAGAAGAACCCGTTGCTGTAGCTGACTGGCGAAGCCTGCGGGCTGCGGGCCAGCGGGCTGACGCCCTGATCAGGAACCCAGCCGGTCAGTGCCTTGAGCAGCTGGCCGAGCAGCGGGCCGGCTTCGCGCCGGGCGCCCTGGCCGTCGCCCTGGGCGTCGGCGTAGTACAACGTCAGCACGGCTGCCCAGTGCTGGGTGACCGTCTGAATCGCCCGACTGCCGCCCTGGTGCGACGCCCCGGTGCCGATCTCGTCGCCCAGGTAGACGACATAGACGCAAGGCGAGCCCTGGCGCTGTTCGTCGAGGGTGGCCAGATCGGGGATGCCCGAAACGTCCTGAAGGCCGGGCACCTCGGCGCGGATGCGCTCGACCAGGAGCGTCTCCAGGAACAGGTAATCGAACGGCTCGGCAGTGGTCACCAGGTGCCCCCGAAATCGTTGCGTTGCGAACTGATTTGAACGGTGTTGGCAATGGGCGCCGGGGTGCCGGAGCTGGTCAGGGCCAGGCTGAGCTTCCCGGAGGAAATACCGCTCAGCAGCTTCCGCTTGCGCTCGGCATCCAGGATCGCGGGGTGGTCGTCCTTGACCTGGGTGTGCAGGTTGGCAAATGCCAGCACGCACGCTACGCGCTTCAGCACCACAGGCACCTGGGCCAGCGGCAGCTGGTAGCGGGCGTGCAAGTGGAGATCGATCTCCGCGTCCGCATCGGCGATGGCCTGGGCCACGACCGCCGGATCGATGGTCGTGGCGGGTTTATTGACGCGGTCGCTCAGCTGGCGGATGGACGCCTCGCCGTACTGCTCGACCAGGTCGGCCTGGGTGCAATAGCTCACTGTTGCTGCTCCTGGTGCTCCAGGACGTCGATGGCGCTATGGCACTCGGCAGCGACCCGGCGATCCAGCTCGGCCTGGGCGAGGTCGCCCTGGGCTTCGATGATCGGAGCGTTGTGCTCGGCGTTCTGCGCGGCGATGGTCAGTTGACTGATGGCCAGGGTGTGGTCGCTCATGTCGAACTCCTGATGAATAGGTGGCCATCCGTGGCCAGGGGCGGTCCCTCTGCTGGGGTGGGTTATTCCTGGGTGTCGTTGTCCGACGCGGACGGCTCACCCTCGCCGCCGACGTCGTCCGGCAAGAACTCGCAGGACTCGACGCGCAGCTGGGGCTCTTCCTTGATGGCCTTGAGCTGCGCCTCAGTCAGGGCGGACAGGGCGATTCCGATTCCTTCGCTGGTGAACGCGAAGCCAGCACGCCGGAAGGTCGGCGGATAGCTGCGCACGAAGATGCCCTCGACGCTCTGCTGGGCTTCATCGCCCGCCGCCTGGCGGGCCTGCCTGGCGGTCGGCTTGGCGGTAGTTGCGGCTTTGCGTGCCATGAGCTGCCCCCTTATGCGCCAGTGCCGGTGGAGCCGTAGGCCAGCTGCCAGAAGCCGTAACCGGCAGCAGCGCGGGCCTCGGCGCCGAACTTCAGCTTGCGCAGGTTGAAGACGTCATCCGAATCCAGGTTGACCTGGGAAACGAATACCGGCTTCTTCCTGGGCTGGTAGATGAACGGTTTTACCGGCTTGGTGGTGTCCAGCAGGAACCAGGCGGTGTCGGACTCGATACGCCCGTCCACTACCAGCTCAGCAGTGCCGACGTAGGGGTTCGGGGTGTTGTCCGCGAGCTTCGGGTTGGTGAGCAGCATCTTCGCCACGTCTTCCAGCGCCGGGCCGACCAGGAGCACGTTGGGGGAGACGTTGAGGGAACGCCCTTCCTCGTCCTTGAACTTCTTCATCGCAGTGCGAGCAGCGCCATAACCTGCCTTCGCCGCCGCCTGGTTGGCGTTGGAAAGCGGAGCGGTGCCCTTGTTGCTCACCGAGGCATCACCGACAGGGTGGTCCGTGTCGATGAAATACTGGCCGTCGAAACAGAGCTTGGTGAAGGCACCGTTGACCGCTTCATAGACCAGTTCGTCCGGGAGCTGCGCCGCCGAGAAACCGGCCATCTGCGCCTGGGGCGAGTAGATGCCGAGCTGGTCGTCCTCGATGTCGTTGCGGTCCACCTCGACGGTGGCCTCGAAGTCCTCGTTCTCGACAACGTATTTGTAGGCCTTCAGGTTTTTGACCACCTTCGCGCCGATCCAGCGGCGCATCTTCGGAAAGGCGCTCAGCCACTTGTAATCGTTGCTGCCGGTGTTACTCGGCACTTCCATGGCGATCTTCTGCCAGGTGGTGGGGGCTGCCCCGAAGGCGTTGTTGAAGATGGTTTTGATCGCGACGAATGCCGCGCTGAGACTCTGCTTATTGATCAGCATGTGTCCGGTTCTCCGTTGGTGAGCCTGTTATTCCACCCACACGCCGTCCGGTTCGACGCCGATGATGCGGCCGGCCGGGGAGCGGGTTTCGGTGCCGTCCGTGGCGGCGACGGTCTGGTCGTCCACGATGTAGGCGGGTTTCATCAGGTGCGCCTGGGTGACGCTGCCGTCGTTCGCCCACTTGAAGGCGTTCAGGCGGCGCACACGGACGACCTTGGCGCCGTCCGCGCCATTGCGGTTGTCCACGTATTCCTCAGCGCGGCCCAGGTAGGTCAAGCCGGTGGCGGTGCTGCCGCCTACGGCGAACCCGGTAGCGTTCGCCACGACGATGGCGCCGGCGAAGACCTGGACGTTGGCCGCTACCGGCACGCCGATGACCTCGGCGTCCTGGAGCGGGGTGTTGCGGTCGGTGGTCAGGGCAGTCATAGCGCCTCCTTACTGGCCTTTCAGGGTCTTGAGGTAATCCTCCGGCTTGATCTGCATGGCCGAGCAAACCGCGAGGGCGGCCTCGTCCAGCTGGTCCACCGAGGTAGGCACCGAGGTACGCCCGGCGCTCTGCTGTTGGGTCAGGGCGGCGATGGGCTTGGCCTGGCCCAGGTAGTTTTTCAGGCCGGCCAAGTCCTTGGCGCCGTATTCACGCGCCCAGGGCTCCATGGACGGAATGAGTCGGCCCTCCTGGATAGCGCTGTTGATCAGGCCGTCCAGCTCGCCGCCGTTGATGCGAGAGGTCAGCGCCGCGACCTGGCCCTGGAGCTGGGTGACAGCTTCAACGGGCACATACTTCGCCGGGTCGGGGTTACCGGGGGCGGCGACCTTCAGTTGGGCGGTGGCGGCGGCGATCTGCTCGACGTCCGCATCCTTGGCCAGGCCGAGGGTTTCGCGCAGCTTGGCCAGGTTGGTCGCCTGGGCGTCCAGGGCCGGCTTCAGGGCGGTCAGGGCCGCAATGGCCTCTGCCTCGGTCGTGCCTTCTTTCAGCGACAGGGCCGCGATGATGGCTTTCAGGAGTTCATCCACAGGGGTTTCCTCGTCGGGGTTGTAGAGGCCAAAGGTCGCGGCCGCTCGGCGTGCGAGAGGCTCCAGACCGTCGATGGCGGGGTCATTTGTCATTGCGCCCATGAGGATGGAGAGGACCGTGCCGTCCGGGGCGTAGCTGAAGACGGGGCTGAAGTACAGGTACTCGCCGTCCTCGATCAGCTTCGCGGCGCGGGCGGTGTATTCGACACGCCCCCACAGGCCGGAGCCTTCGCGCCATTCGAAGTCCAGGAAACGGCCGGCAGCGGGCGCGGGCTGGCCGTTCTGCTCTTTCTTTAGGGTCTGGTGCTCGTAGTCCAGGACGGGCGGAGTCTTGCGCGACCGTGCGCGCTCGATCACTGCGGCGGCACTGGCGGCATCGATCCGCCAGCCCGGCACATCCATAGGGCGCCCATCCATGGGCCAGAACTCACCGGCAGGCGTAACTTGAATCCAGGCGCTGCCGTCCTCCAGCTTGGGGAGCTGGAACGAGCAGGCGGCGATGGCAACGTGTAGGCGGTTCTTCTTCATGCCGCCATGGTGGCGACGGTCGAGCGCGGCGGTTACGGGAAGGGGTTCAACGACTGCGGAAACCGTCCGGCGCCATCTTTTGGCCAATCCCTGGCACGCGGATGGCGATGGAACGATTTCTAACGGGGTTCTAACGGGGTTAACGCACCGACTCTGATGCGAGGTAGCGGCTAACCCCGTTTCGGCGCGTGTAGCGCGTTTGCGGGCGGATCAGGTGATCACGCAGATGGCGGGTCGTTCGCAAGGCACTCCAGGGCGAACTGGACGGTATACGGCGCGGGACGGTAGCCGTCCTTGGCGTCCTCGCTCAGGTAATAGCGCATCACCCTGTCACCGAGGCCGAGCAGCTCGGCTGCGCGCCGCTGGCTGATGCCGGCTTTCTTGAGCAGCCCGCGCAGGTAGCGCGGGTCTGGATTGTGGTTGGATGCATCAGGGGTTTTCACGCCGGGAAATCTCATTCATAGCGTTTTCAATACGACCGAGGCCACTGCCAGGCAGACCATAAAACCAGGATTCCAGTTGCTCCGTTGATTCAAAATCACGAGCACCAACGCTTTTGCCGTTTACGACGTTCTCAACGCGGGCTTTGATTTTGCTGCCATTTTCGTAAACGGCGATATTCATATAGTTCAGGTGAGCGGTGCTGAGGTATTTGATGAACTTCATGGTTTGAATCCTTGTTGGCGCCTCGCCGTTGTGGCTGGCATGAGGCTAGATTAGGCACATTGTGCCTAATACGCAATAGGCACAATGTGCCGCTTGTCCGAATTCATTCCCCCTAGCGCCCCTGGGATAGAGCAGCTAGAAGGACGTCCAGGACCGCATCGCGGGCGCTTGGCTTGAGCTGGCCGTTTCTGAGGACCGGCAGATACGGGCGCGCCGGGATTGTCACCTTACGGCCTCGCCCAGCCTGACCGCCCAACTGCTGGATAGCTGCGTAGCTCAGATTGGAGCCGATCTGCGCCTGGTCACGGTCGGCGCGGGTTGTGATCGAGCGCGCTAGGGCGTTGGTGACCTGGAGAATCGGATGCGCGCCGCGCCCCTTCGCCGCTCGCGCTGCAACGGTAGCGGGGCTCAACTGAGGCCATCCCGGCCCCTCGTCCATGAATGCAAACTCCGTCTCGGCCAGCAGCTCGGCAGCAATGCCGCGCATCAGCGGCAGGGTGTCGGTTACCGCCGCGTAGAGCGCCGCCAGGCGCTCCTGGACCTCGCGGTCCACCAGCTCCAGCTCGATGCGATTGGCCATTAGCGAACCCTCCTGTAACGGCCCAGGGCGAGCCCGTCGTCGATGCTTTCCATCGTCACCTCTGTAACCTGGCTGATGTTCTCCATTTGGCCCGGCCCATAGACGCCACCGCGCAGCCGAACCGCCAGGGTCGAGTCGCCATCCTGGACGACATAGACCAGCGACTCGCTGCCACGCTCCCACAGCACCATGGCGGGCTGGGCCAGGCGCTGCGGCAGGTTCGCCAGCTGCTCGCGAGCGACCGGGCTGTTACGGATCACGGTGTCGCTGGCCGATACCACGCCAGCCTGGAGCTGGGCACCCTGGGCAGCCGCGTAGGTGATGTCGGTCGGATCGAGGACGCCGACCGACATCGTCTGTCCCTGGGGCGACGTGGAGCGGTCCACAAACGCCTTCCAGGCGCGCTGGCGTACCGGGTCCAGGAGCACGTCCTGGACCTCGCCGAGGGCGGCAGGCGCTCCCAGGGTGCGCTCGGCCTTGTTGTACAGCACCTGGTCCATCAGGGCGCTCTGTATCGGGCTGCCGTCGAACCCGGCATCGGGGCGAAATTGGATCTTCCGACCGGCCCGGTCGGTCGTCTCCAGGGTGGTTAGGGTCTGTTCCCGAATCTCCCCCGTCCGCTTGTCTACGCCCGTCTCGACGGTCACCTGACCGGTCTTGCCGACGCTGGATTCGACCGTCAGACCACGGCGACGCACAGCGGCCGCCGTCAACGGAACGATTCGGCACCGGCAGTTGTAGCCATTCGGCGGCATGATGTGCTGCCAGATCGGGTCGTCCCAGCGGAACACCTTGCCATGTAGCGCCGCATGGCTGGGCCGGGTGACGCTATCCATGACGGCCACATACATCCAGTAAGGGTGAGTTTCCCTGGCCTCATATGCGGCGGCATAGCGCCCGGCCATGTAGGCCGACTGCATGTTGGTCTGGTAGATCGTTTCCAGCCGGCGCGGGCTGCCGAGCTGGGCGACCTCGGCCCCGCCGTCCGGCGCAACCACTATCGGACGCCCCCACCAGCCTTTGGCCTCCAGGATCGGCCGCAGGTTGCGCTGGAAGTCGCGCAGCGTTCCGCCACGTTCCAGGTTATCGACCAGGGCGTCGCGGATGTCTTGGAGCACGTCCAGGCGTGCCGCCTTGGCCACCGTCAGCGCTCGGGCATGGGTGGCCGCGTCAACATCGTGCCAGTTCCAGGTAATGGCGAACCCCTTGCGCTCCAGGTACTCAATGGCGGCCTCCGGCCGCATGGCGAAGATGGCCCGCAGATCGGCCTCGGTTGGCGTTGCCATCAGTCGATCCGATCCAGCGTGCCGTTGAGCCGGCCCCAGGTGTCGGCTACGAACAGCAGCCGGTGGAGGGCATCCGCCAGGGCGCTGTCGTCCATATCCGGGAATGCCTCGGCCAGGGCGCCGAGCAGCTCGGCCTCGCTACCTCCGCGGCTGATCACATCCAGGAGCGGCGCGACCAGGCTATCGGCCTGGTTTTGCATGTCCTGGGCCGGCAGGCTGGCCAGCACCTGGTCCAGCGCTTCCTGGTCGCGGTAGCGTGGTCCGATCACCTGGGCCAGCGCAGCGATGCGAGGACCAGGGCGCCGGCTCAGCTGGGCGATACCTGCGCCGCGCAGATCGACCAGGACCGCCTCGCCATTGGCTGGCAGCGGGATTCCCAGCTGCTCCTGGACCCAGTTGACCGGCACCTGGACGCCCAGCTTGACCAGGGGCGGTAATGACGTTGCCATGGCGGCCAGGTCGGCCCGGTCCTTGAGGTCGAACACCAGGCGGGGGGCGCGGCGTGCGTCGAGGTTGCCGGAGCGGTTGAGGACCAGGAGGGGCCAGAGTAGGTCGCGGCTCAGCGTGGCGGCAAGCTGTCGGGCATCCGCCGCCAGAAGGTCATGGCGCACCTCGTTATGGACCTGCCCCAGGGCATAGGCACCACCGCCCGACTCGCTGGTCTGGCTGGTGAGCGTGCCGCCCAGGATGGCCTTCGACATCGAGTCATCGCACCAGCGCATCATGGCCATGAACGGCTCGGCCGAGCCTTTCGACGCTTCCTGGAAGTCGATGGACATACTCTCGGGGATGATGCCCGCTGCGGCATGGCCGAGGCCGGTCACGGCTCGCAGCAGGGTCACCTTCTCTTCGTCCGGCGTGCCGGGCGGGTACTTCCCGAGCCGGATCGGCAGACCGTAGATTTCGAGCATTTCCGCCAGGTCAGCCGTGGAGTAGTGCTTGAACAGGTATGGCCAGGCCACGACCCGGAACAGCCCGCTACGCGCCACGTATCCCGAGCGCGAACGCGGCTTGTGCATGATCCAGCCGAACGGCTGGAGTACCTCGCCCGCGATGCTGTTATCGCGCAGGCGCAGCTCGTCCTGGTCGTCCGGGTTCAGTTGAAACCAGCTCTGCGGCCGGTGGTCGAAGGCCTGCGGCAACCACTCCCGCCCCTGGAGCGACCAGTCCAGCTCGATAGCGCTATAGCCGTGGCCGACGCCGTCCATGCAATCGAGCATGAGGTCTTCAATGCCCTCCAGGTCGAGCAGCAGCTCGTGGAGATACTCCGCGTCGGCCTTCTCTGCGGCCGAGGCGTTGCGCGGCGGCTCGATGGTCCAGTCCAGGCCGAGGACAGCGCGCTTGCGCTTGCTCATTTCGGCGAACAGGTGGGCGTCGCGTTCCTCCATGTCCATGAACAGCTCGGCCTGAGCCTGGAGGTGCCCCTGCTCGGCCTCGATCAGGATGTGAGCCAGCTTGGCTGGGGTCAGCCCCTTGGCCGGGTGGTTGGCGAACTCTTTGGCCAGACCGGCCAGGTGCGCGGTCTGCTGCTTGCGCAGCTGCTGGGTTCGCAGGGGGTTGCCGTAAATATCCACGATGGCGGCCATCGTTGCGTCTCCTACCAGTCGCCGCCCATGCGGCCACCTACGTCAAATGAATCGTCAAATCCACCAGAGCTGGCGGTCCCTTGCCGGCCTACCAGGGCGAACTCCATGGAAGCGAAACCGGTTGTCGCGAGCATCCAGAGCATGTGCAGGGCGTCGGGGCCATCGTCGTGGTCTGCGGCCGGGAAGTGGCGCAGCTGTTGTTCCAGGACGGTCTGGCTTGGATGCAGACGGATTAGGCCGTTGGCCATGTGCGGCTGGAGACTTTCGATGCGCAGCAGCTTGTCGGCGTGCGGGGTGATCGCTCGGGCAGGTACTGGGCAGCCTGCCTTGGCCGAGCGCTTCACCAGCTCGGTGCGCAGGAACTCCTGGAACTGGACCGCCTCAACGCCCCAGACCAGGCAGCGATAGGCCCGCTGCATGGTGATGATGTCCTCGATGATCTTGTCCGGCAGGCGCTTGCGGATACCGGCCTCGACCACGTCCAGGACACCTGTTTCCCGATTGAACCCACCCACCAGGATGGCGCTGGGGTCGCGGTGATGCTCAAGATGGCCCGCGATCCTCGCGGCCGCCCGAGCGCGGATGGCCTGCCGAGCGTGCGCAGCCTGGAGCGTTTCCTGGACCAGGCCGAGCGCGGCGCCCTGGTGCCGAAGGTCCGCCGCCCGGACATGAGCGTTCCCGACTGGGCGCCGGCCTTCATGACGATCTACCAGGGGCCGGAGAAGCGCAGCGCCCGCGCTGCCCATGCACTGCTGGAGAAGCACTGGCAGGGGCAAATGCCCAGCCTGGACCAGGTTTATGCGTTCCTGCGTAAGGTCGGCAACGTCAGTCGCGAGGTCGGGCGCATGGGTGAGCATGAAATAAAGGCGCTGCGCCCGTTCATTCGCCGCGACTTCACCAAGTTGCTGCCGACCGACGTCTATTCCTGCGACGGCCACACGTTCGACGCCGAGGTCCAGCACCCGATGCACGGCCGGCCTTTCCGGCCGGAAATCACCACCATCATTGACATCCGTACCCGCCGCATTCCGGGATGGTCCACCGGCCTGGCCGAGTCGGCCCTGGTGGTGGTCGATGCCCTGCGCGACGCCTGCACCAAGGGCGGCATCCCGGCCATCTTCTACGTTGACAACGGCTCGGGCTACGTCAACCACATGATGCGCGACGAGGCGGTCGGCCTTATGGGCCGCCTGGGCATCGATATGAAGAACAGCCTGCCATACAACAGCCAGGCGCGGGGCGTGATCGAGCGCGTTCACCAGAGTCTCTGGATTCGGGCCGCCAAGGAATTGCCCGGCTACATCGGCGCCGACATGGACCGCCAGGCCAAGCTGGCCACCTTCAAGCTGACGCGCCGGGCCATCGCCAAGGGCGGCACCATGCCGCTGATGTCTTGGGAATCTTTTGTCGCGTTCTGCGAACAGCAGATTGCCGAGTACAACGACCGGCCGCACAGCAGCTTGCCGCGCATCGTTGACCCGAACACCGGCCGCCGCCGGCACATGACCCCCAACGAGGCCTGGGCGCTCCACGAAGCGGAGGGTTTCAGCCCGATGCGCGTCACCGACGACGAGGCCCGGCCGCTGTTCCGGCCCCAGGTGCTGCGCACCGTCCGCCGCTGCGAACTGGAGTTCATCGGCAACCGCTACTTCGCCCGCGAGCTGGAGGAATTCCACGGCGACCAGGTGGCCGTGGGCTACGACATCCACGACGCCAGCCGGGTGTGGGTCTACGACGGCGAGGGCCGCTTCCTCTGCACCGCAGAGCTGAACGGCAACAGCCGCGACTACATGCCAGCTTCGTATGTCGAGCGTGCCCGCGAGAAACGCGCAGAGGCCCGCGAGAAGCGCGCCCTGGCTCACCTCGACGAGATTCGCGCCGAGCGTGACGGCGGGTATGCCCTGGAAATGGATGCGCCGCTGTCCATCCCCGGCCTCGGCACGATCACCCCCGAGCAACTCCGGTCGCGCAGCGCCGCGACCCTTGAAGTGCAGGCCGAGCGGATCGACGAACCGCGCCCGGCCGCAGCCACCGCCCAAGCCACCACCGCCCAGGTCTTCACCCTGCCGACCGCTCCCGCCCAGCGCTACCGGCAGTGGTGCGAGCTGGCCGAGCGGCAGCGCTCTGGACAGCCCATCGAGCCGGACGCCGCCCAGTGGTTCGAGGTTTACCCCAAATCCAAAGAATTCGCCGCCCAGCAGCGGCAAGCATGAAAGGAGCTGTATTCATGACCACCCCGAAAACCACCCAACTGGCCAATGGCATGGCCGACATCGCCAACATCGCCCTTTGCGATATCGCCCTGGAGAAAGCGCTGTCGCGTACCTCCACGTTGCCCGGCCTGGTCTGCTTCTACGGCCCGTCCGGCTTCGGCAAATCCGTTTCGGCCGCCTGGGTCGCCAATCGCCGCCGCGCCTACTACGTCCAGGCCAAAAGCGTCTGGACCCGCAAGCACACGCTGAAGTCGATCCTGGGTGAAATGGGCATCAAGCCGGCCGGGACCATCCCGGAAATGGCCGACCAGATCGCCGAGGAACTGGCCGCCAGCGGCCGCCCGCTGATCATCGACGAAATGGACCACCTGGTCGCCGCTGGCCAGGTCGAGCTGATTCGTGATCTGTACGAGTCCAGCCAAGCCTCCATCTTGCTGATCGGCGAGGAAATGCTGCCGACCAAGCTGAAGAAGTTCGAACGCTTCCATGGCCGCGTTCTGAGCTGGGTTCCGGCCCAGCCAGTTTCCCTGGAGGACGCCCGCAACCTGGCGCCGGTCTACAGCCCCGGAGTGGCTATCGCTGACGATCTGCTCGCGCACCTGGTGAAGAAGTCCCTGGGCTCTGTCCGTCGCGTCGCGGTGAACCTGGAGCAGTTGGCCGAGGCCGCCACCGTTCAGGGCCGGCGCGAGCTGGAACTGGCCGACCTCCAGCGCCTGAACCTGGAGCTGTACACCGGTGCGGCCCCGAGCCCGAGGACTTCGAAATGAGCCTCGGCAAAAACCCGGCTCACCTGTCCATGGTCGGGGGCAAGAGCCCCCGCCAGCAGATGTGGGAAGCCATCCGGGCCAACCGCGAAGAGTTCACCGTCTATCGCGTGGCGCGCCGCTCCAATCAGCACGACAAGACCGTCGAGAAGTATGTCGCCTGCCTGCGCCTGGGCGGCTACGTCGAGGCGATCCGGGGATTCAAGCGCGGCGAAGAGGTCGTGTTTCAGCTGATCCGCGACAACGGCGTCGAGGCACCGAACCTGAACGCCGATGGCAAGCCATCCCAGCAGGGTTACACCACCGAGGCGGTCTGGCGGACGTTGCGAATCCTCGGTCCAGCGACCCCGGAGCAGATCGCCGCATCGGTGGCGGCCTCGGGCACGACCGTTTCGCCCAGCACCGTTCAGCGCTACTTCATCGACCTCCAAAACGCCGGATACCTGACCCGCAACGGCCGCCATTACGCCCTCAAGCCAGGCCGCTACACCGGCCCTCGGCCGCCCATCGTCCAGCGCGAGACGCGCCGCCAGGTCTACGACCCGAACCTTGACCAGGTCATGTGGAGTTCGCACGGCGAGTACCAGCACAACCGGAGTCGCTCCAAGAAATCAGAACAGGAGGTGCCGCCATGCGCCGAACACTGATCCCCATCGGCATCTTCCTGGCCCTCGGCCTGCTGCTGATCCTGGCCGGTGATGCCCTGATGCTCGGCCGCCGCCTCATTGCCTGGCAGTGGGGGTGCTGATGGAACGCGCAATCGATCTGTCGGCCTGGGGCGAGCGCCCGCCTGTCTTCGTCCAGTTGCTGGCCGCCGAGGTGGCCCGCAGCAGCCAGACGAAGGCCGGCGAGGCAATCGGCATGAGCCGTTCGACCGTCAGCACCATTCTCGCCAACCGCTACCCGTCGCCATCGACGATCCGCGTCGAGCGTCGCGTCCTGGCCGCGCTGAGCCGCATTGAATGCCCGGCCCTGCCATCGCCCGCTACATCCAGACCCTGGGCCAGCAGGATCGGCCCGGCTTCCGGGCGCTGGGGGTGTGAAATGCAGCAGTCCAACCCCTTCAATCATCCCGGACAGAGCTACGGCGCCGTAGACGTCGATAGCCGTCTCCGCGCCGTTGCCGGCTTCGACCTGGAGCAATGCCGCGCTGCGCTCGCGGTCACCGGCCTCCAGAAGATCGTCGAGAAGAAAGTTCGCACCCGTATCCGCCAGCTGGAAAAGCAGGCATCCGCACAGAAGGAGGCATAGCCATGGCCCATTACACCATCACCATCAGCGACACCGAGGGCGGCGTCCTCTTCGGCATGAAAGGTCCGCAGCTGCACGATTCCGAAGCTTCGAAACTGGCCTATGCCCTCATGGAGGCCTCGAAGTCCATTGGCCGGGAACTCGCCAAGCTGAACGGAGCTGGTAACGGCGTTTCCTGCGCCTGCGACGAGTGCCTGGCACGCCGCGCTCGCGGCGAGGAACCGGAGCAGGAAATCCACTACATCAAGGACAAGAACCGCACCGTCCACTGAGCGAAACCGCCCCGGCCTGGCCGGGACGGTCTGCCGGACGTGGTGGTCCGGTACTGATGAGCAGCCACCCATGACGAACGAAACCAAGACAGACCGCCAGCGCCGCCTGGCGCGGGAACGCCAACGAGCGAAGCGCGAGCGCGATGCCCTGCGCCGCGCTGCGCTGGGCGGTCGCCGCTTCAACATGGACATGTACCAGGGAACGGCTGATGCACTCGATCTGATCTGCGCGGCCGGTGGCTTCGCCGAGCCGGCCGAGGCGGTCACCTTGCTCCTACACAACGTTGCCGAAATTGCGAGCGTGACGCGTCACGCTTTTGCCGAATTGATCCAAAAGAGAAGCCATCCAGGGAGGACCAAGCGATGAGCCTACGCGCCGTCAACCTCGCAAAAATCCACATCGCCAAGGCCCAGCTGGGCATGGACGATGACACCTATCGCGCATTGCTCGCTCGCGTCGCGGGCGTGCGCTCGGCCAAGGACTTAGGGCCGCGCCAGATTGACCAGGTGCTGGTCGAACTCCAGCGCCTGGGCTGGAAACCGAAGAGCAACCGGCAAGGCCGGGCGACGCCAAAAGTACCGCAAAACCGGCAAACCGTGCTGCGCAAAATCACCGCGCTCCTGGCCAGCGCCCATCGCCCCTGGAGCTACGCCGACCATATGGCCCGGCGCATGTTCCAGGTCGAGCGGGTCGAGTGGCTGGACGACAGCCAGCTCTACCGGCTGATGCAGGCGCTTATCATCGACAGGAGCCGCCATGAGCAGGTCTGAGGTGGATCTTCGGGAGGTCCAGGACATGCTGCCGGATACCGTCCGCGACATGGCCGGACGCATCGGGCTGCCCGCCACCCTGGTGGTGGTCGAGCAGCTCGGCGGCACGTCCTGGCGGATAGCCGAGGGCCGGGCGCGGAGAGGCGAAGCGCGCCGGGCTGCGCTGGCCGAGCTGGTGGGCAGCGACATCGAGGAGCAGCTTCACACGCACTATCGGGGCGAAGAAATTTACGTGGCTCGCTGCCACAAGGCGCTGGTACGGTGGCGCGACCTGGAGATCGTCGAGCGCTTCGAACAGGGCTTGCGTGATGGGCAAACCGCCCGTAGCCTGCTCAGCGATCTTGCCCGCAAGTACAACCTGTCCGACCGCTGGATATGGGAGATTGTCAACCGGCCGAGCGAGCCGGCACCGCAGCAATCCACCCTGTTCCACTAAGCCGGGGCGCAACGCCCCGGCCGGCGTCTCCGCGCCGATCCTGTCTCAGCCGTTGAACCCCTTCCGCTAATCCCGCGTCGCACTCGCCGCCAGGATGGCGGCATGAGCACATCTAGCCCCCCAACGTCTCTACGCAGCCCCCGCGACTACGCCGCCGCCATCCTGGCCGAGCCCAGCCGCGAGCGTCGTAACGCTCTGCTGGAAGCCTGCCCGGTCAACTGGCAGCCACTTGTTCGGGCGCACGTCGAGGACGCCTTCGCGAAGGTCAAGGCGTATCGCCAGATGATGGACCACCGCGCCGAGTCGATCCGGCGCGGCCCGCCTCCTGCTCCCCGCGTCACCGACACCGATTTCCGCATATCCAACTACACCAAGTCCGCCCCGGAGGTAGGCAATGCGCACCTATTGTTGCCGGATCGAACGCACCGTGCTCGACGTACGCCATGCAAGCCTCGAACGAGATATCCAGGCGCGTGCCTTGCTGGCTGTTGCAGCGGCATCCGTACAACCGGCCATCACGATAACCGGTCACCATGCGCTTGCGATTCTTATGCACCAGGAACTCATCACGTGACGACAGACAGAACGGCTTCGGATACGCAACCGGCCGCGTCAGTTCGTCATAGATCGGCGCCGAGCTGGGCACATCAGGCACCCGAGGCTTGCGCATCGCCAGATACTCACCGGCAGTCACGTGACGCACCTGATCGACATCAGGAACGCCCGCAGAGGCCGCAGGCGCAACGCTCGACGAAGAAGCCGCAGGAACGGTTTCGGCAGGATCATGCGTCGCCATACGGCGCTCATAGACGCCATAACCGAGATAACCGATAACCAGGGCCGCACCAACAAGCACGAACAACGCCCGAGGCGGCTTGAATTTGAAGTGATGTTCAGCCCCATCCGCAACGGATTTATAACAACCGAAGTACGTCTTATCGATGGTGATCCGGGTTGCTTCACCATCCGCGAAGTCATACTTCTTATTCACGTCCGTCTGAACTTTCTGGAACTCCCAGCGCTTGACAACCTTACCGCCGTTGCCCCGGTGATAATGGATATGGCAGTTACAGAGTTCGCGCATATGAGCATCGATCAACATCGGGCTTTGCGTAATCGCGTGAACCTCATGCCCGGAGTGCCGCATCGTCTCCAGGGCGCTGGCATACTCGGGAACCTTGGAACCCTGCGAACGCACACGAAAGAACGACTGCGCCTCATCGATCACGATAATGGCGTTGGGCGGAAGCTTGAACCACTCTTGTGGATTATCGAACTCGACCCATTCAGCCTTGATCGCCGGATGATCCGCCTTGAACTCACGAATATTGTGATAGTAGACAGTCCTCCCCTCTTTCGCGGCTTTATTGTCGACCTCTTTAATTGTGTTGAGAGTCTTACTATTACCCTGCAAACCGGTGCGGAGAACAAACATGGTTAACTACCTTTACCGACGCTGCCAATCTTGGTAATGCTGCCGCTGGCCTTATCCATACCCGAGATAACAGCCTTGGCCACCACCGCAGCAAAAATAATGTTCATTGCCACATCAAACTTAGCCAGCCCTAGGATTGAAGCCACATCAGCACCCACCGCGCCGAACTGAGATATGGCATATGTCTTCACCTGGCTAATCAGCAGATTAATCCCCGCATACGTCACAGCGCCGACGCCGAGCGATATAAGCACCTTGGCCACCAGCGGACCCGCGACAGAACTCAGAAACGAAAACAGAGCTACGAACAATGGCATATCAACCTCCTATAGAACGTCCGACATAAACTGCGAAGAACAACGACGCCAGGCCAACAATAATCGGCGCCAAAGACGACG